ACCGGATGGCCGCGATTTTTTTTCCACTACACGCTCCAAAGCAAAAGTAAAGTAATCAATGGTCCCCACGCACTAGTTTATGTTGGCCAATCAGAATGAGGCCCGAAAGCTTCGTTGTTTTCCCGCTTGTCCTTATATACTTGCGCACTAAGTTGTAATAATTGCACTATGTGGGACCCTTTATTGAATGAGTTCCCAGACTCAGTCCATGGGTTTCGTTGTATGCTGGCTATAAAATATCTGCAGCTCTTAGAAGAGGAGTACGAGCCCAATACTTTGGGCCACGATTTAGTTAGAGATCTCATTTCTGTCATTAGGGCTAAAAATTATGTCGAAGCGTCCCGGCGATATAATAATTTCCACGCCCGTCTCGAAGGTGCGTCGACGGCTGAACTTCGACAGCCCCTACGCCAGCCGTGCAGTTGTCCCCACTGTCCGAGGCATAAGCAAGCGTCGTTCGTGGACGTACGGGCCCATGTACCGAAAGCCCAGAATGTATCGGATGTACAAAAGCCCTGATGTGCCCCGTGGATGTGAAGGCCCGTGTAAGATACAGTCATTTGAGCAAAGGGATGATGTTAAGCATGTTGGTATAGTTCGTTGTGTTAGTGATGTGACCCGTGGGTCCGGTCTGACTCATAGAGTAGGGAAGAGATTTTGCATTAAGTCTATTTACATTTTAGGTAAAGTTTGGATGGACGAAAACATCAAAAAGCAGAATCATACTAACAATGTTATGTTTTTCTTAGTTCGTGATAGAAGGCCTTATGGCAGTCCTAGTGATTTCGGGCAGATTTTTAACATGTTCGACAACGAGCCGAGTACAGCTACAATCAAGAATGATCTCAGAGACCGCTATCAAGTGCTTCGTAAATTCAGTGCAACTGTTATTGGTGGTCCCTCTGGATGCAAGGAACAGGCTTTGGTGAAGAGATTTTTTAAGGTTAACAATCATGTTGTGTATAACCATCAGGAGGAGGCTAAATATGCCAACCATACTGAGAATGCTTTGTTGTTGTATATGGCTTGTACTCATGCTTCGAATCCCGTGTATGCTACTCTAAAAATACGCATCTATTTCTACGATGCAGTTACGAATTAATAAATATTAAATTTTATTTCATGTTGTTCTAATACACAATTTGTACCTTCAAGTACGTTGTACAATACATGATCAACTGCTCTAATAATTGCATTAATTGAAATTACACCCAAATTATCTAAATATTTAAACACTTGAACTCTAAATACCCTTAAGAAACGACCAGTCTGAGGGCGTAAGCTCGTCCAAACTTTGAAGTTCAGAAAACACTTGTGAATCCCCAACGCCTTCCGCAGGTTGTGGTTGAACCTGATTTGAACTGTGATTATGTCGTGTTGGTAGTTGAACGGTCTCTCGTCGTGGTTGGTTATCTTGAAATACAGGGGATTTTGTATCTCCCAGATAAAAACGCCACTCTGTGCTTGAGCTGCAGTGATGAGTTCCCCGGTGCGTAAATCCATTATTGGCGCAGTTGATGTGTATGAAGACTGAACACCCGCACTCTAGGTCCACCCTTTTACGCCTCACTACTTTCTTCTTCGCGATGCGGTGCTGGACTTTGATTGGCACTTGTGTACAATGGCTCGTGGAGGGTGATGAAGATCGCATTTTTTATTGCCCATGCTTTCAATGGTGCATTTTTCACTTCGTCTAGAAACTCTTTATATGATGATGTCGGGCCTGGATTGCAGAGGAAGATAGTGGGAATTCCACCTTTAATTTGAATGGGCTTCCCGTATTTGGTGTTGCTTTGCCAGTCCCTTTGGGCCCCCATGAACTCTTTAAAGTGTTTGAGATAGTGGGGATCGACGTCATCAATGACGTTATACCAAGCATCATTTGAATACACCTTTGGACTCAGGTCTAGATGGCCACACAAGTAATTGTGTGGACCTAATGACCTGGCCCACATTGTCTTGCCTGTACGACTATCACCTTCAATAACTATATTAACCGGTCTCCAAGGCCGCGCAGCGGCATCCATTACATTCTCGGAAACCCACTCTTCAAGTTCTTCCGGAACTTGATTAAAAGAAGAAGATAAAAAGGGAGAAACATAAGGAGCTGGAGGCTCCTGAAAAATCCTATCTAAATTACTATTTAAATTATGAAATTGCAAGACAAAATCTTTTGGAGCTAACTCCTTTACAATTCTAAGAGCTTCTGCCTTACTTCCTGCGTTAAGCGCCTGGGCGTAAGCGTCATTGGCAGATTGTTGTCCTCCTCTTGCCGATCTTCCGTCGATCTGAAACTCTCCCCATTCAAGGGTGTCTCCGTCTTTATCGATATAGGACTTGACGTCGGAGCTGGATTTAGCTCCCTGAATGTTTGGATGGAAATGTGCTGACCGGGTCGGGGATACCAAGTCGAAGAATCTGTTATTTTGGCATTTGTATTTCCCCTCGAATTGAATGAGCGCATGCAGATGAGGTTCCCCATTTTCATGCAGTTCTCTGCAGATTTTGATATATTTTTTGTTTGTGGGTGTTTGGAGATTTTGAAGAAGGGAAAGTGCCTCTTCTTTAGTTAGAGAGCATTGTGGATAAGTTAGAAAATAATTTTTGGCATTTATAAGAAACTTACGTGGAGGAGCCATTTAGTCAGAGGACCTGATTGACCAGCTCTTCTATATCAAATGAATCGGGGAATGGGTCTCTATATATACTGAGGACCCTAATGGCATTATTGTAATTATGAAAAGATTTTACTTTAATTCGAATTTCAAATTCGAATACCCAAAGCGGCCATCCGTATAATATT